TACAAGGTATAAAATATGATGATTCTATTTTTGGTGATGTAGATTTACATACAATTAGAACAGATAAAATAGAAAAGAAACCGTATACAATAGAAGATTTTTTACTTCCTTCTGTTATAGAAAAGTATAAGAATATAGGCAAAGAGTATGAATCTTAAATGGTATTATTGGTATTTTAAGTCTGCTATACCAGAAAAAATATGTGATGATATAGTACGCTATGGTAAAGAACAAGATAAACAAATGGCTACTACAGGAAGCACTAATAAAAACGAACTTACAGAAGTAGAACTTAAAAACATTCAAAAGAAAAGAAAGTCAGATGTGGTATGGATGTCTGATAGATGGATATATAACGAAATACAACCTTACATACACCAAGCTAATGCAAACGCAAAATGGAATTTTGAATGGGACTGGTCAGAGCCTTGCCAATTTACTGAATATAAAAAAGGTCAGTTTTACGATTGGCATTGTGATTCTTTTGAAGAACCTTATAACGAACCTGAAAACCCAAACAGGCACGGTAAGTTAAGAAAACTTAGTATGACTGTATCACTAACTGACCCTGAAGAATATGAAGGTGGAGATTTAGAGTTTGATTTTAGAAATACAGACGAAGGTTCACAACCTAGAATATGCGAAGAAATTAGAAAAAAAGGAAGTGTAATAATTTTTCCTTCTTTTGTTTGGCACAGAGTTAAACCTGTAACAAAAGGTATAAGACACTCTTTAGTGTGTTGGAATTTAGGATACCCATTTAAATGAGTTTTAAAAAAAATAAATACCAAGTAATTAAAGGTGCTATATCAAAAGAACTAGCAGATTTTTGTTATCAATATTTTTTAAATAAAAAAGATGTAGCAAGATATTTGTTTGATGAAAAATATATATCACAGTTTACTGAATACTTTGGAGTTTGGAATGACAATCAAATACCTGAAACTTATTCACATTACGCTGATATAGTTATGGAAACTTTATTACAAAAAGTTAAGCCAATAATGGAAAAAGAATCAGGTGTAAAGCTAATTGAAACTTATTCTTATGCAAGAATTTATAAAAATGGTGATGAGTTAAAAAGACATAAAGATAGATACTCTTGTGAAATATCTACTACTTTGAATTTAGGTGGTGATAATTGGTCAATATATTTAGAACCTGATATTGAAATAAATTTAAACCAAGGGGATATGTTAATGTATCGTGGTTGTGATGTAGAACATTGGAGAAAACCCTTTGAAGGTAAAGATTGTGGGCAGGTATTTTTACACTACAACGATGCAAGTAGTAAAGATGCTAAACAAAATAAATTTGATGGTAGACCTATGATTGGTTTACCTGCTTATTTTAAACAATGAACTTTATAGGCGAATATCAAATAAGTGAAGAAGCTGTTGATGAACTAATTAATTATTGGAACGTTAATAAAGCTAACGCAGAAGATGGTAGAGTTGGTAATGGTAAGTTAGATGAGAAAGTAAAAAAATCATTAGAGATAATGATAGCTCCAGAAGATTTAACAAACCTTTTATATAAAAATGAATTATTAAAATGTTTAAAACAATACACTTCAAAATATAAATTTGCAGATGATGTAGAGTTTTATGGTATTAATCACCGTCCTAAAATACAATATTATGATAAAGGATGGGGTTTTTATAAATGGCATATAGAAAACGATGGTAATCCTAGTGTTATAAACAGACACTTGGTTTTTAGCACATATTTAAACAATGTTAAAAATGGAGGAACAGAATTCTTATATCAAGATTGTGTTACAAAAGCTAAAAAAGGCTCAACGATTATTTTTCCTGCGGGTTGGACACATGCTCATAGAGGACAAATATCTGAAAACCAAGAGAAGTATATTATTACAGGTTGGTTCAACTTCTTAAACGATTAGGCGTTTTTTACACTTATATACTATAATAATATTAACTCTGTAAATGCAGATTAAATTAAAGGAGAAACTAAATGACAATACTTAATATATTTTCATGGATAACAACTATAGTAGCTATCGCATCATTAGTTGCGGCTATCACACCAACACCACAAGGTAACTGGTGGTTATCAAAACTTTACAAAGTTATTGATTGGTGTGCTTTAAATGTTTTAAAGGCTAAGGATAAATAACATGAGTTTTTTAAAAAGATTTTGGGGCAACCTTACTGGTACAGAAGAGGTTAAAGTAAGGACTAGAACTAAAAAGGGTAAGTTTGTAGCTGATGATAAATCTACACCAGATGTAAATGAAGCTTGGACTACTAAAAGAGTTAAGAAGACATCTAAAAAATAATGGCCAAATCTCCAGATGCGTTTGTATATAATGCTACGCTAGATAGAATTGTAGATGGTGATACTTTTGATTGCATTTTAGATTTAGGCTTTGATGTAAAGTTACACAAACAAAGAGTGCGATTAGCAGGAATTGATACCCCTGAATCTAGAACAAGAGACTTAGCTGAAAAAAAACTTGGATTAGCTGCAAAAGAAAGACTTAAAGAACTTTGCTTTGGTAAGTTCAAAATTAAATCATTAGGCAAAGGAAAGTACGGTAGAATAATAGGTATACCGTACACGGAAAATGGTGAAGATATTTGTCAAATTCTTATTAAAGAAGGTCATGCAGTTGAGTATCATGGAGGTACAAAAACTAAAGTTTGGGGTGATTACTAACCCAAATGGAATCAGCAGTTCAATTAATTAATGAAGTTGGTTTTCCTATAGCAGCAGCAATAGGACTAGGTCTATTTATTTGGAAATTAATTAATAAAATTATTGATGGTATGGAAACTAAAGTAGATGTACTTGATGAAAAAGTATCTGCTCAAATATCAGAAATAGAACAAAGATTAGGTCAAAAACTAGACTCACAACACGGTATCTTGGTTGCTCTTATAGACAGGGTGCGGTCTGTAGACAATGAGATAATTAGACAAGATACTTTGCTAAAGACTATACTTGGTGTACCACAACTTATGCATACTGACAGATTAGCAAAGGCAGATAGAGATGACCAAAGAAAAGATTAATAAAGAAGAATTAGAAAAATACAGACTTACAATAACTATAGTTTTTATAGGTTTTGTATTATTTTTTGGAATTATTGCTGTAAATTTAAAAGCAGATACTATAACTCATAAATTTAAAAACCCATCTTTTAGTGGTATTAATACCTCTTCTCATTATTTAACTATTGAAAACCAAGAGTTTAATAGAAAAATGAGTATTAAAGAAGAAATAAAAGCTATTCAAGAACAGCTAGAAAGAGATAAAGAAAACACAACACTAGCAAGGTTTATAAGAAATTTAGAATCAAGAATATACGCACAACTATCAAGACAGCTTGTAGAAAATTTATTTGGGGAGACACCAAGCACAGAAGGAACTTTAACACTTGAGGGAAACACTATTCAATATAGTATTGAAGATGGCGTTATCACTCTAATTATTACGGATGAAAACGGAAATGTCACTCAAATACAGCTGCCTATTGGTGATTTTAGCTTCTAGTTGTAGTTTATCTCCAGTAGATACTAACTTACAAAAAGGTAAAATTTTACCTAGTATTTTACAAATACAATCTGAAGAATTATTAAATGTATCACAACCTAAAATACCTATAGTTGTAGCAGTATATCCTAATAGTTTTACTGACCAAACAGGACAAAGAAAAAGCAATAGTGAGTTTGCTTTATTTTCTACAGCGCTTACACAAGCTCCCAGTCATTTATTAATTAGAAGTTTAAAACATACAGCAAATGGTAAGTTTTTTAGAGTAGCTGAAAGAGTTGGGTTAGATAACCTAACTAAAGAAAGACAACTTATACGTTCTGCTAGAGAACAAAATGAAGCAAAAGATGGACCTAAACCTATTATGCCTTTATTGTTTGCAGGTGTGCTTATGGAAGGTGCTGTCATTGGCTATGATACAAATATAAAAAGTGGTGGTATCGGTGCTAGATATTTAGGAATAGGTACAAGCAAACAATATCGTATAGATAATATAACAGTTGCTTTACGTATGATTTCTATAGCTACAGGAGAAGTATTAATTGATGTTTTAGTAAGTAAACAAATCTATAGTTATGGCCAATCACAAGATGTTTTTAAATTTATAGAGGTAGGCACAGAACTTGTAGAAATAGAAATGGGAGATGCTGAAAACGAACCAGCTACATTAGCTTTACAAAAAGCTATTGAGCAAGCAGTTTTGGAAATAGTAAAAATAGGTTATGATAAAGGTTTTTGGGAGATTAAAGATGAATCAATTAAAATTGATAAGCTTAATTGTGATGCTGACTGCATTGACGACATACGCGGCTGATAGCGAAATTTATGTGGACCAAAGCGGGGCAACAGCTAATATAGATTTAGAACAACTTGGTTCTGGGAATATAATTGGAGGTTTAAATTCTGTTGCAGGAACGTTAACTGCTTTAGATTTAGATGGTACAACTATGACATTAGATATTAACCAAATTGGCGATTCTAATAAGTTTTTAGGAGATATTCTTGGCGATACTGTCACAGGATTTTTTGAATTTGATGGCGATAGTAATACTTTTACTATTCAAGGCGACCCTACAAATACTTATGGTATTGACAATACAGACTATAATGTTGATGTTACAGGTAGTACCAACACATTTACATTAGACCACGGCACAACTGCTTTAGCTGCGACTCTTGATTTAGATTGGATAATACAGGGTGATGGCAACACTTTTGACTTTGATATTAATTATGATGGTGCTACTAACTATGTTGATGTTGATGGTGACAGTAATACTTTAAACTTTACTGGGTCTGGTTATGCCGGAGGTTATTTTTATTTAGACCAAACTGGTAACAGCAGAACCTTTAACATAACACAATCAAGCACATTAGATAATGACTGGCTTAAAATTATATCTATCGGTAATAGTGGTACTGTTTGCGTCATTCAAAACGACCAAGGTACAAGCACAAGCTGCTGATATTGGAGACATATCTGAACTAAACGGTTCAGCACAAATAGTAAGAGACAAGCCTTACGATGCTAATTTAGAATTTGCTATTCAAAGCAATGATGAAGCTATTACTACTAATGGTAGAATGGCTATCACCTTTTTAGATGAATCTACAGTAAAACTTACCGAACACTCACAACTACTGATAGATGAATACATCTATGACCCTGACCCTAGTAAATCTAAAATGGCTCTTACCTTTGGCTTAGGTACAGCAAGGTTTATCACAGGCAATCTTAACCGTATAGACAAACAAAATATAACTCTTAAAACACCCACGGCCAATATAGCGATACGTGGTACTGATTTTACGGCTACAGTAGACGAATTAGGGCGCAGCCTTATAATATTGTTACCAGACGCTTTAGGGTTTTCTAGTGGAGAAATAGAAGTAGTTACAGCTACAGGTAGTGTTTTACTTAACAAACCATATCAAGCTACTACTGTAAACGTATTTGAAAATGCTCCTTCAAAACCTGTAATATTAGATTTGACGCTAGATATTATAGATAATATGTTAATTGTTACACCACCAAAAGAAGAGCAATTTACGCAAGATGAAACTACAAGCACCAAAACAGTAAATTTATTAGATTTTAACGACCTTGATATTGATTATTTAGCAGAAGATTTTTTAGAAGATAGCAGTTTAGAATTTACCGAGTTAGATATAAATTATCTTGATATAAATTTTTTAGAAGATTTATTAGATGTGTTAGATGCTTTAGCTGTTGAAAAAGAAGAGGACCAGCTTGTTTCAAATACTGGGGTAAACATAACAGGAACATTAATTGGCCAGGATGCAAATACACAAATAACCACTATTGTTACAGGTCAAACGATAAGTTTGAGAAGAAACGTAAGTGAATCTGTACGACTAGATTTAAATACAGCAAGTGGTTATACAGTTATACTCATACAGGATGGAGTTTCTAATATCGTAAAAATTAACGGCGGAGGAGATTCTGTAATAACTATAAGGCAAAGTGATTAAATGAAAAGACTATTATTACCTATACTTATATTATTAAGCTTACCATTATTGTTTCAAAGCACGCCTACAGAAATATTAAAACTTAAAACCTTTGATACTTTTATTAAAACACCAGAGGCATCAGGAAATTTTGTAATACTAAACATTACAGAAGAAGATGTAGAGCGTGAGGGAGGCTGGCCTTTACCTAGACAAAGATTAGCAGATATACAACTAGAAATATTAGGCAAGGGTGCGTTAGGTGTCGGATGGGTAATAAGTTTTCCACAAGCAGATAGAATGGGAGGAGATGCAAGATTTGCCAGTTCGTTAGGTTATGCTCCAAGTGTAATAGCTACGTTTGAAAACGGTAAAGGCGTATATCCTAAAACCACAGGTACAGTTATTAGAGGCCCGGATGTTGGTGGGTTACAATCAACAGGAATAAAACAAAATTATTCTACTTATGATAAAGTTATACAGGGTGTTGCGATAGCACCAACAGAAGTTGACCAATTAGTAAGGCGGATTCCTCTAATATTAAAAACCCCTAATGGTTGGTCAGCTTCATTCGGTACACAAGTTCTTAAAACATTAACAAACACACCAACATATATACTTACAACAAACGAAAATGGTATACAAGAAATAGCTGTTAGAGGTTTGCCACCAGTAAAAACAGATAGTTTTGGTCGTAAATGGATTAGTTGGGTAAATACAGAAGAAACTAATTTACAAGAAATGAATGTAAATGGTAAGTTTGTTTTTGTAGGTGTTACTGCAAATGGCGTAATGCCACAAATTGCAACCCCTGTCGGTTTATTGGAACCACATAAAATTCAAGCTGCATTAGCAGAATCAATTTTAATACAAAACTCACCAACTATTCCAGATTGGAGTTTATCTGCAGAATTAGCTATTTTTTTATTTTTTGTAAGCCTGTCGTGGCTTGTGTTGCATTATTTAGGTATTACCTATGGTGTAAGTATGGGTATTTTTCTAATGTGTTGTGTAGGGTTTGGCGGTAACTCTTTGATACAAAGTGGCTATCTTATTGATGTTACATGGACATTAATTTCACAATTTATTACAAGTGCAATAGCTTTTTATTTAAGATTTAGAGAACAATTTAAACTTAGATTGCAAATTAAAAAACAATTTGAACATTATCTTGACCCAAGACAAGTTAAAAAATTACAAGATAACCCGGATTCTTTAGTGCTTGGTGGTGAGCGTAGATACTGCACGTTTCTTTTTACTGACGTAAGAGGCTTTACTGCTATGTCTGAAAAACTAGAGCCAGAAGAAGTTACTAAAATTATGAACAAAGCTCTAACAATACAAGCTAATGCAGTAAAAGAGTATGGAGGTATGGTAGATAAATATATAGGCGACGCTATGATGGCCGTATTTAATGCCCCTATTGACTTACCAGGACATGAAACTGCCGCAGTATTATGTGCTAGAGATATTCAAGAAAACATTAAGAAAGCAGATATTAATGTTGAAATAGGCGTGGGAATTAACACAGGTTTTGCATTGTTAGGTAACTGTGGGTCTGAAGATAGGTTTGATTATACGGCTATAGGGGATGCGGTAAACCTTGCAGCTAGACTAGAAAGCTCAACTAAGGAAGTTGGAGAAGATATTGTAATAGGTTATGATACTATCAGTTCAAGTAATTTTAGCAACGAGGTATTGTTGAAAGAACTTGATAGTATTTTTGTAAAAGGTAAAGAAAAACCAATTAAAATATATACATTACAAAATGGATAATAAAAAAATGACAGTAAATGATGTTGCAGAAAGACTTACAAAACTAGAAACAATATCGCATGAACGTTGGAAAACTGCTTTTAATGAGTTTGCTGACATCAAACAAGAAATAACTTATATTAATTCAACTATAAAAGCAGCTACCTTTGGAGTGTTTGGTTTTATTGGTGCTATAGGTATTGCAGTTTTAACGAGGTTTTTAATATGAAGGGATTACTAAAAAACATAGTAGGAGCAGTAGCACCTACAATAGGTTCAGCAATGGGTGGACCTCTTGGTAATATGGCTATGGGTAAAATAGCGGAAGTTTTAGGTGTTTCTAACGACCAAAAATCTATACAGCAAGCAATACAAAATGCTACACCAGAACAAATGATGGAGCTTAAAAAAGCTGAACAAGAGTTTGAAGTACAAATGAAAGAGCTTGATGTGGATGTCTTTAAGCTAGAAGTAGCAGACAAACAACACGCTAGAGGTATGTTTAGTAAAGATTGGACTGCTAGAATTATCGGATTATTTACTATAGGTGGTTTTATGGGTTACATATTTTTAGTAACTATTCAACCACCAGAACAAAACAGCGAAGCACTTATTAATTTAGTGCTTGGTTATCTTGGAGGATTAGCAAGTGCAATTATTTCGTTCTATTTTGGAGCATCTAATACCAGCGACAAAAAGGAGTAATATGAAAATATCAAAAGAGGGTTTATCCCTAATTAAAAAGTTTGAAGGTTGTGAACTAGAGGCTTATCGTTGTGCAGCTAATGTTTTAACAATAGGTTATGGTTCAACTAAGGGTGTAAAAGAAGGTGATACTATTACCCAAGAAGAAGCCGATGAATTGTTATTAAACGAAATGGAAGAATACGAAGGTTACATTAATGATATGGTTGAATGTAATCTTAAACAACACGAATTTGATGCATTAGTTTCATGGGTTTTTAACCTTGGGCCATCTAATTTAAAAAATTCAACTTTATTAAAAGTTTTAAATACTTCACATCCAGATTGGAATGACATACCAGCACAAATACGTAGGTGGAATAAAGCTGGGGGAAAAACACTTCAAGGCCTTGTTAGACGTAGAGAAGCAGAAGCTTTGCTATTTGAAGGCAAAGAATGGCATGAGGTGTAACTAATGCCACTTAACAAGATTTTATTTAAGCCAGGTATTAACAGAGAAGGGACTGAATACGATAATACTGGAGGTTGGTTTGACGTAAATCTTGTACGTTTTAGAAAAGGTAGACCAGAAAAGTTTGGCGGTTGGTCAAAAGATAGTCCTAATAGTTTTTTAGGAACTGCAAGGGCTTTACATGCTTGGAACTCTTTAGAAGGTACAAAGTATTTAGGATTAGGAACTACTTTTAAATATTATATTAAAGAAGGAGACGGTTATTCAGATGTTACCCCCATACGAAAGACTACAACTAATAGTGTTACTTTTTCTGCTAGTGATGGCAGCTCTACTATAACTGTAACTGATACTGCTCATGGCGCTGTTCAGAATGATTTTGTAACATTTTCAGGCGCTGTATCATTAGGTGGCAATGTAAACTCAAATGTATTAAATCAAGAATATCAAATAGCAACTAAAATTAATGAAAATAGCTATACTATAGAAGCAAAAAATACTTCTGGTGTTACTGTTACAGCAAATAGCTCTGATACAGGTAACGGAGGGTCTGGAGGAGATGGAGCATATCAAGTCAATGTAGGATTAGATGTTTATGTGCCTTCAAGTGGTTGGAGTTCTGGTACTTGGGGAGAAGGAACTTTTGGAAGTATTAGCGCTTTAAGCGAAATAAACCAATTAAGACTTTGGACACATGACCACTTTGGCGAAAACATTATAATAAATCCTAGAGCTGGAGGTATATATAGATGGGTAGAAAATAATGGCCTTACAACAAGAGCTGTAAATCTTTCTACTGTATCTGGTGCTAATTTAGTACCAACAAAGGGTTTGCAAGTTATTACATCAGAAATTGATAGGCATTTAATAGTTTTAGGAGCAGACCCAATATCAAGTGGAGCAAGAACTGGAACTATAGACCCTATGCTTATAGCTTTTAGCGACCAAGAAAATGAATTAGAGTTTGAATCTTTAATTACTAATACTGCTGGAGATTTAAGACTATCATCTGGCTCTTCTATTATTGGCGCTACCAAATCTAGACAAGAAATACTCGTTTGGACTGATACTGCTTTATACAGTATGCAGTTTGTTGGGCCACCTTTTACATTTGCAGTTAATCTTATTAATGAAGGTACTGGTCTTATAGGACCAAAAGCTGTAGTTACTTCAGCGGAATCTATATATTGGATGTCTTCAACAAACTTTTACGCATATACAGGTAGCGTTAAAAAAATACCTTGTAGCGTTCATAATTACGTGTATGGCGATATAAACTTTAGTCAATCATTTAAAATTCATGCTTTTACTATTACTGAAAAATCTGAAGTAGGTTGGTTTTATTGCTCTGCAAGCGCAAGCGAAATAGATAGATACGTTATTTATAATTATGAAGATAATATATGGTACTACGGACAATTAGAAAGACACGCTTGGTTAGATAGTGGTATTGAAGACTACCCAAGAGCTACTTCTGGAGGCTATTTATTTGAACAAGAAAATGGTTTTAACAATGACGGTAATCCTATGACTGGAGTATTTATAGAAAGTTCAGATTTTGAGGTTGGAGAAGGTCAACAGTTTGCGTACATACAAAGAATGTTTCCAGATTTTAAATTTTTATCTAATTCTGAAGCAGGTAAAGTTAATGTGGTTTTAAAGACTAGAAATAATTCAGGTGAAACTTTGTCAACAAACTCTACATCTTCTATAGGCTCAACTACAGGACAGGTAAGTCTTAGGGCTAGAAGCCGTCAGGCCGTATTAAGAGTAGAGTCAGATGATGATGCGGATGGTAATGATAATGTAGGTTGGAGACTAGGAGCTACTAGGTTAGATATTAAACCAGACGGCAGAAGATAGTGGCAAAATTACTACCAACAAGTCTTCCCCTTGCTCAAGGAGACATGTCTTCTGAAATTTTTAATAGATTAGTTAGGATTCTTGAGTTAAACTTAGGACAGTTCGACCCAAATCGGACGCCGCAGTTCAACGAAACAGAAATTGCGCAATTAAACTTTTTAGAAGGTGATGTAATTTGGAATACTTCTCAAGGAGTGTTGCAAGTTTATATAGGAAACAGTTGGACTCAACTACATACACCTAACTCACCCAATAATGGTTTTAAAGCTACAGCTTTTTTAGGTGCTGTTTCTGTTATAACAAAAGGTGATATAGCAGTAAATATAACAGTAACTTAAAATTTAGGATATTTTTATATGTTTGCAAAACAAAAAATACAAGAAGAATCATACAAGCTTAAAAACTTATTGCTTGGATTTCCTTCTGATTGGTTTGTTAACAAAAAAACACTTAAGTTAGCTAAAAAGTCTTTACCAAATATAATAGATTTTTATAAAAACATGGGTGTTAATAATCCAAAAGACATTCCTCTATATAAAATTATAAAAGAACCTTTAAAAGATGTTTATACAGTTCCTTTGTTTTCTGAAAGTTTTTGTAAAATATTGTTAGATGAAATAAAAAATATGGAAAAACATTTTTCTTTTACACCTAATCCAGATGAAGATAACTTAAGACAAATACCAGAAATAGTATTGAATGAAAAATGTCCTGAATTGTACGATTCGTTAATGAATGTAGTAGATTCTTTTATAAACCCTATTTTGCTTACAATTTGGAACAGACATGTTACAGGTGGGAATATTCAAATAGCTAATTATAATTTAAAAGATAAAAAACAAGGTGCTTGGCATCACGACGGCAGCTCAGATGTAAGCATAGTAGTACCTTTAAATACAGGAGATTACAAAGGTGGGGGAACAGAATTTTGGAAAAAAGGAGTAATAAAACCATTACCTACAGGCAACGGTCTTATATTTCCTAGTTACACACACATGCACAGAGGACTATCAGTAGAGCAAGGAGATAGATATTTATTGGTTTTTTGGTTAACATCTATAGATGAAGATATTAACAGCAAGTTAAATTAAGGGTAAAATTGTAATATGAATAGAATAGACAACAGCGGAAAAGGAATAGCTACATTAGGACGTGATGAAGATAATTACATGGCTCACGTTGCTAAAGGAGAAATGGTTGTACCACCTGTACTAAAACCAGAAACTCAGGCAAAAATAAGACAGGAAATGATAGCTGCAGGATTAGACCCAAGCGAATATACAGTAGGGTCTGGCATGTCCATTAATCCAATTACAGGTATGCCTGAATTTGGCTTTCTAAAAAAAGCTTTTAAATCAATTAAAAAAGTAGTTAAAAAAGCAGCTCCTGTTTTAGGAGTTGCAAGTATGTTTATACCAGGTATAGGACCTGCTATTAGTGGAGCGCTTAAAGCAGTTCCAGGTATAGGAGGAGCTTTATCTGGTGGTTTTAATCTTCTTACTGGAGCAGGTGCAGCTGGCGGAGCAGCTGGCGGAGCAGGTGCAGCAGCAACTGGCAGATTCTCTCGTTTAAAAAATTTCTTCAACCCTGCCGTTGGAACAAAAGGTGTTTTTGGAGGAACTTTTGGTCCAAATTTAAGAAGTGGTATAGGAAAATTCTTCGGTGGGCAAATGGGTCAACAACCCGGTATGCCTGGTGGTATGCCTGGCGGCATGACTGGAGGTATGCCAAATCAAGGTGGTTTTATGTTTACTTCTGGAGGGAATCAAGATGCTGCTTATCAAGCTTTGTCTCAAATGAATTCTGAGCAACAACAGGCCTTTAACAGCTTTTTTAAAGATAGCCCAGATTTTCCAGGACTTATGCAAGACTCAGCTGGTAATTTATACGACCCATCTACAATGATGAATGAAATGATGAATGCTTTTGGAGGTTCATCTTCTAGTGGACAAATGGGTGGTTTAGGAAGTTTTTTTAGAAGAGACCCTAAGGATAAAGGAAGAACGCCTCAATTTATAAAATTTATAGGAGATTTATTTGGATTTGGAGGAAGTTCTGGACCTACCAACAATCAAGGCGGAGGAAGTTTTTTTGGTAGAGAAACTCCAGGAGCAATAAAAGGAGTTGAAGATTTTTTAAAAAGACCAAACATGGGAGCAGCTGGTATAAGCGCTTTGCTTGGTAAAGTTGTATACGACGCAGCAAAAGATAGACAAGGTGGTTTAGCTGCAACTCCAGCAGTAACAATGGATTCACTAGGTAGATACCAGCTTTCAAAAGCTTTGGGAACTGGTGGAAATAGACAAGAGTTTGGTTTAGGAAATGCCCCAGCATTTTTAAAATTTGCAACTGGTGGTTTAGCAAGTGTTAAAGAATTGGATATGCGGGAAGGAGGAGAATCTGCCGGACCAGGTACGGGAACCTCAGATGATATACCAGCTATGTTAAGCGATGGTGAGTTTGTTATGACTGCTAAAGCAACTAAAGGAGCTGGTGCTTTTGATTTAAACAAAACAAAATCAGGCATTGAGCTTGTTAAAGGCGGTAGCCCATCTAGAGAAGAAGGTGTAAAAAACATGCGTGAATTAATGAATATATTTGAGGCAGTTTAATGGCAGTTCAAAATTTTAATCCATCAAATCAAGTTTCTCCAATAGTTACTGGCTTTACAAGAGATGATAGAACAAGCGACCCATTTGTAAGAGAACTTTACTTTGGAGGTCCAGATAGTCCTGGAATGATTAATCAGGCTTACAAAGCTGCTCAAAAAGGTTTTTTAGACAACCCGTTTCAAGCTAAAGGCGTAGCAGGATTTTCACCATTTGCTAACAGAGCTATGGAATCTGTTTATTCTGGTATTGGTGGTTATAAGCCGTTTTTAGATTTCCAACAAGATGCTTTATTAGAAGGTATGGGAACTCTTGGTATTCAAAGAGGCTTAACAAATGAAGCTTTAGGTGCTTATAGAAGAGCTGGAGAAATGCAACAGCCATATTTATCTCAAGCTCAACGACAATACGGAACTGGGTTAATGGACTTGCAATCAAGTTTTGGTAGACAAGGGCCATCTGCTAGAGACTTTCAAAGAGCTTCTTTAAAAGGGTTTGACCCACGTTCTTCAGCTGCTTATTACAATCCGTTTGAGCAACAAGTAGTACAACAAACAATAGATGACGTATTTAAACAGGGAGAAATAGCTGACATAGGACAAAGAGCAAGAGACATAAGTACAGGCGGAGAGTCTGCTTTTGGTTCTAGAGCTAAATTAAGTGCTGAAGAAAGAAGAGCTGCACTTGGAAGAGGTTTGGGAGAAGCATTAGCTGGTATACGTTCTGGTGGATTTGACACAGCTCAAAGCAGAGCTATAGCTGAATCTCAATTTGGCAGAGGTGCTTTAGAAAGGGCTGGAAGTTTTGAAGCTGGGCTTGGTAGAGATATGTCAGGAGCAAGAAGAGGTTTTGCTAGCGATATAATGGGATTAGGAGCTAGAAGAGGCGATATAGCTAGAACTGTAGCAGGAGATATAAGAGGTGTATCTGGAGACTTAGGTGGACTTGCAAGAGATTATGCTGCTTACGGTAGAGATATGGGTAGTCTTGGTGGCTTATATCAACAGTATGGCAGGGATGAAAGAAAAGAATTGATGGACTACGATAGAATGTCCAGAGATATGAAGCAAAGAGGAATAGATGCTAGATACGCTGCAGATGAAAGAAACAGGTTTGCTCCAATGAAAGCTTTAGAATATGTAAAAGGATTTACACCTCAATACGTTGGTGGTGGTTCAGATGTTAGAACTACATACGGTATGCCTAGAGACCCACTATCAGCAGGATTAGGTACATTTTTAAGTTCTTATAGTAATTATGCTAACCCTTATACTGGACAGCAACAAGGCGGAGGTCAACAACAAGGACAACAGCAAGGTCAACAACAAGGAACCGGACAACAAAATACAGGTTACGGTATGCCAGGTACTTACCAGTATGGCCAAGGGTATGGCCAAGGGTATGGACAAGGGTATGGCTATAATCCTGGATATGGAACTGCTTAATGAGTGTTTTAAGCAGAAAAATGTTTGCAAAAGGAGACGTGGCTAATGTAGGCTCACGTGCTACTGTAGATATAGGTCCTAACATGCCTACATACACATCTGGAGATGTACGTAGACTTATTGAGTTTTACGTATCGCAGGGTTTAAATTCTATTGATATTCAAGAAAGAATTAGTCCTTTAACTGGAATATCAATGAAAGATATTGAACAGTTAATTTTAGAGTCAGGTGGTAGTATAAATCCTAGCGTTAACACACCAGCAGTAATTGACCCAGACGCAGTATTTGTACCTGAGCCGCAAGCAGAGACAGTAGTAACACCATCTGGAGGTTTGCCCACAGTACAACCAACAGCACCAGAGCTACCAACTATAGAAGATATTTCTCAACCTGCTCAAATTAATTCAGCTGTAGCTGAGTTACAAGAGGTAAGAACAAATTTAGAAAAAGAGTTAGCTGAACTTATAGAAAACAATAAACCAAAAAAACGTTTAGGAATAACTATGACTATGGATGGTGAGCCAATAATGGCCAATGACGAAGCAATAGAGCAGAAAAGACAATCCATAAACCAAATAAATCAAAGTATTGAATACTATAAGAAAAATCCTCCAGCTCCCTCAACTCCAGATATACCAATAGAAGTTGAAACTCCAACTATTTCTGAGTTTTTAAAAGATAAAGTTGATACTACTGTTGAAGAAGATAAACAAAAAGATGATGGTTTGCCTGATGTTGGTGTTTCTGATTTGTCTGGAAATCAATACAAAACAAGTGATGGAATAATTCATAATATAGACCCTGCTGCATTTAAAGAATTGTTATCAAAAGAGTCTTCAAGAATTATTCAAGGAATTTTGTTAAACCCAAATGTAGAATATGGACAAGACTTAATAGACATTATTGAGGCCGAGGCTTTAGGAAGGTCGTCAACTTTAGTAGACCAAGAAAAAATAAAAGTTGGCGGAGAAAATGTTATTTTAAATCCAGAATCAATTGGAGATGAAACTTTAAAACTTATAGTTGATGTTGGGAAAGAGGGTGTAGAGGGTATATATAATACTTTAAGAAGCTTAGGCGGTTCAAGAATGGTTGGTATATTTAGAGGAAGAGAAGCCGGCCAAAAAGCTAAAGAAGCAGGCAGAGATGAGTATGTGGACCTCTTTGATACACCTTTATCATCTCAAGGAACTATTGCAGAAAATTTAGCTGAAATAAGTGGTTATGGAGCAACTGGAGGAGAAACAGCAGGAACACTTGATAGTATTGTATTAGAGTCATCTATCGGACAAGATACTACACAATCTTTAACAGATATAGCTAACGAAGAAAAAACAACTGAAGAACAACAAGAAACAATAGATGAAGCAGCAGGAGATACAACAGGAACATCTGCAGACCCAGCGGCATCTGATGACCCAAAAAAAGAAGATGACGATAAAGATGATAAGGATGATGCACCTGGCGGTATAGAAGTTGTAAATCAAGATGACAACGATGGCGCTCAAGAAATTTCTAATTCATTGTTTGGTAATTTTGCTAACTTTTTTAATAGCGAAGAAAATTTAAGAATGGCTAGAAATGTTGGTAAAGCTCTTACTGCAACAGGTGATTTAACCGGTATAGGTATTGGAGCCGCTGCAGCTGCGGAAGAAAGAAAACTTGAAGAAGAGCTTGCTAAGAAAAGATTATTTGACTTAGCTGGTAGTGGTGCAGCAGACGTTACAGATAGAAAAAAAATATTAGACGTACAAACCGCAATGAACGATAGTATTGCTGATTATAATAATGCCGTTGCAGCTGAAGAACTTACAAATGGAGTTTTAAATATTTTAGCAGAACCTTCTTCTGGAAACATTACAACTTTTGCAAACAAAATAGGTATTAGAGTAGATGAATTTTTAAATGCAGCTGGCGTTAAGAGCGAAACTGAAATTGCAAATATGAAACCTGGTAAAAGAGCAAAAGTAATGTTAAAAGTTCTTACTAATAGAAATATTAAAGAAATACTTGGTGAATCAGGAAGAACCATATCTAATATTGATAGACAGATAGCTGAAAGAATAATAAGTAGTTTAGAATTGTTTAAGTTAGAAGATGACGTTGCAACTATGAAATTAAAATTAAACGAAAATTTAAGGTCAATAACTACAAAGAAAAATAATTCGCAAAGAAATATAAAAAGTTCAGTTATGTTTTTAGCTCCGTATGATGCGAACATTTTAAGTAGAGATAGCGAACTATTTAGTATTTATGTTGATGAATTAGGGTTTGCTCCACCCAGTCAGTCTATTGGCTCTCCTGCAGGCGGAGATGATGCAATACAAATAGACGCTACAAAATAATGCAAACTTATAACGTAAAACTAGCCGAAGGAGTTTTTGTAAAAGTAAACGCAGATAATCCAGAAGACGCTACCGCAAAAGCAAAAGCAGAAATTGCAAAAAGACAAGGCTCTATAGCTTACGACAAAGTATATTTTGATTACGATACAGGTATACAAGATAATAGACTCAGAGCAGGCCTTTCTGTTGCAGAAGATTATATGAATGAAGATGGCGAGTTTATATCCGAAAAAGAAAATTATTTAAAACAAGAAGTTGGTTCTGACGGTTTTATAAGAGATTCAAAAGGTAGCATTGCCCTTACTCCTATTGGTCAAGCCAGGTTAGGCTTAGAGCCATCAAATAAAAATATTGTTATAGATGAAAACAAAGCTTTCACATCTGGAGATTTTGCAGATATGGCAGGATATGCAGGCCCTATATTGGGAGCTATTGCAGCAGTTAATCCATATTTAAGAGGTATAAAGTATTTAA